TCGATGCGTCGTTTCGGGGCATACCATTTCAGATCGACGGGATCGACGAAACCATCACGCGGGCGGTCGTGGTCAAAGAGTACCCGTACCGCAACGGTGCGCGCACCACCGACCTTGGCCGCACGTCGCGCCCGATCACGTTTTCGGTGGTGGTGTATGGCGATGACTACGAAAACGAACTCGTCAAGCTGCTCGATGCGCTGGATCAGCCCGACCCCGGCGACCTGATCCACCCCATATTCGGGCCGATGCGGGCGCAGTTTCGCTCGGCACACATCGTGCACGAGGCAGGCAAGGTGGATTACGCCCATGCGCAGGTCGAGTTCGTTGAGTCCGGGCTCGACACGCCGCTGTTCAACAGGTCGCTGCCATCGCAAAAGGTTGCCGCCACCAATGCCGCCATCGACGCAGCGCTGGCTCCCAGCGAGGCGCAATTGAACGCCGATATCGCTGTTGTGACCGATGCCAGCGGCAATTTTGCGCTGGCGCTGCTGGCGGACATGCTGGCGGCTATCGATTTCTTGGGCGATCTGGTCGCCACCATCGACCCGGCCAGCACCTGGCAAGTCAGCACCGGCACCACTGCCACGCCCGGCCTGACCCACCCGTACCTGCGCGATCCGGGCGCGTTTGCAGCGGATGTGGCGTCTGGCTACATCACGGCACTGGCCACCATTGCCGCCACCACGGCCAGCGCCAGCACCACCAGCGCTGCCCTGCTCGCCACGATCTGGACGACCCCGCAAGCGGCGCTGGCGCAACCGCTGCTGCCGCCCGCGACCGTTGCGCCCGTTGGCCCGGTCTCGATCCCGGCAGATCGCACCGCACAGCCTGGCACCCAGCCGTTTTTGCTTGCCCACCTGGCGGTACAGCAAACCGTGGCCATCGCCAGTGCAGCAGCCAGTCTGTTCGGCATCGAGGCCGATGCGCATGCCATGACGCCGCCCGACATCAGCGCCGTGGCCAGTAGCGTGCGCACCCGCATCAACGACGCGATTGCGCTGGTGCGCGCCACTTGGGGCGACCCGGTACATCAGCGCCCGATGACCGAGCCCCTTAAAGCGCTGGCGCTGCACATTGCCGATATCGCTGCCGATCTGATCCGCGCCCGCCCGCCACTTATTGAGCGCAGCATCACGTCTACCGCCAGCCTGACGCTGATTGCGCATTTCTGGTACGGCGACCATCGCCGCGCCGACGAACTGCGCCGATTGAACCCGGCGGTGATCAATCCCAACTTTGTCACCGTCGGCACGGTTTTGCGGGGGTATGCACAATGAGCGATATCGTCACGCTGCTGATCGGCGGCAAAGCGCATGACGCGTGGGAGAGCTACAGCATTGACAGCGACCTGATTTTGCCTGCGGATGATTTTCAGCTGACGGTCAGCTATGGCGCGGAGGGGCAGTTGCCCGATTTTGTTTTCGAGGGCGCACGGGCGCAAGTCATGATCAATGACGCCATCGTGCTTGATGGGATCATCGATACCATCGAGGAAGAAGTCAGCAAGGAAAATGTGACGGTGGAACTGGGCGGGCGCGACCGCGCCAGCCAACTGCTGGATTGCTCGGTGCCATTGCTGCATTTGCAAAACGCAACGCTGGCCGACATCATCAAGCAGGCTGTCACGCCGCTGGGCATCAAAGCGGTGCAGTACAAAGCCAAGCCATCCGACCCGCGCCAGACCGTGCACACCGAGCCGGGGCAATCGGCGTGGGAGTGGCTTAAAGCGGCCTGTGAAGCCAACCAGGTTTGGCCGTGGATGGCACCCGATGGCACCTTGGTAATCGGCCAGCCCGATTACACCAGCGCGCCCGTCGCCAGTTTGATCATGCGCCGCAATGGTGACGGCAACAATGTAGTCAGGGTACGGCGCACGCGCAGTTTGCATCAAGTTTGGTCAGAGGTGACGGTGCTGGGCCAATCACAGGGCGAAGACGGCGAAGTCGGGCAAAATGATCTGCATGGCGTAGCCAAAGACCCGAGCGTGCCGTTGTACCGCCCGCATGTGGTGGTGGATGGCAATTGCGAGAGCGATGCGCTGGCGACCCGGCGCGCAGCAAAAATACTGGCCGACGGTAAAATGGCCCGCGACCGGATCGCTGTCACCGTGCAAGGGCACCGGATTGATGACGACGGCAAACTGTGGGAACCGGGCCAGCGCGTGCAGTTGCTGTCGGAGCCGCACGGCATCAATGCAGTGTATTTTTTGATCAAGCGCACGTTCACCCTGTCGCGCAATGATGGGCCGCAGACGCAATTGCACCTGATTGCCGACGGCACCTGGCTGCTCAATCTGGGGTTCATCAAAGCAAAACGCCGATCCAGCTATGGCACCCGCAAGGGCCACTACGCGACTGCTGCCGGGAGCGAGGAATGAATCCAGCCGATGTCAGAACCCTGATCACAAATGGCTTGCGTAGTGTGCGCCAGGCACTGCGGGGCATGCTGGCCAGCGCCAGCGGCAGTAAGCAGGTAGTGCTGGTGCAGATGGCAGGTAAAAAAGGCGAGACCTTTACGGATGCCGAATATTTTCAGCATGCGGGCCTGCGCAGTGTGCCATTGGCGGGCATGCAGCCGATTATTGTGCCGCTCAACGGTTCCAGTAGCAATGCGGTGGTGGTGGCGATGAGCAATGGCAAATTGTTTATTGCAGACCTACAGCCGGGCGAAGTGGCCATCTTCAACGAGAGTGACGGCGTGGCCAATTCGGTTATCCTGCGCAATGGCAAAATCATTGACATGACCTGCGATGTGCTCAACATCCACGCCAAAACAGCCGTCAATATCCAGACCGCGACGCTCTCCATCAGCGCCAGCGCTGGCACCACGCTGACCACGCCCAATACCAACACCACTGGCTCAATACATGCTGATGGCGAGGTGACTTCGCAAGGCGTATCCCTGCCGGGCCACAAACATCCGGGCATTGTTCGCGGTGGCGCACGTACTGACCCACCCGGCTAAAAGCTAAAACGTTTTCATTGCTGGCCGACGCGCGCGCGTGGAAAATCCGGTGATGGACAAACGACTCGACCCCACCACTGGCGACTACGACGGCACTGCGATCAATGATCTGGGCAATGCCGTTTTTCTGCGCATCACGACCCCGCTGGGTAGCTGGTGGGCCGACCCCGCCATGGGCAGCAAGCTGTATTTGCTGGCCAGAGCCAAAGACCTGCAACGCAATCAGGCGCTGGCTGAGGCGTACACACGCGAGGCATTGCAGCCACTGATTGACAGCCAGCGCGCCACTGCCATCGATGTCGCCAGCGACTGGCCGCATGACGGCACCCTGCGATTGCGCACGACCATCACACAAGCGGGTGGCGTTACGCAAACATTTACCAATTACGTGCGGGTAAGCTGATGACCTATTCCATACCGACCCTCGATGCAATTCGTGATGCGATCCTGACCGATTGGCGCAACCTGGACCAAACCGCCGTCGTTGATACGGACAGCGACAATTTTGTCCGCGCCAGCGGCATGGCCAGCGCCATAATGGGCCTGTACCAGTATTTTGCGTATGGGGTCAACCAGATTTGGCCGGATACGCAGGATTGGGACAACCTGGTGCGCTTTGGCACCGTGCGAAACGTCGTGCCGATCCCGCCCGTGCGCGCTGTGGGCAATGTCCAATGCACCGGCACCGTGGGGGCTGTGATCCCGGCCAATACCATCGTCCAAGTGGGTACACTCAACTATCGCACCTTGCAACAGGTTGTGATCAACGCCCAAGGTAGCGCGACCGCGCCGCTGGTGGCCATGGATGGCGGCGTGGCGGGTAACCAGCCCAACGCCACGCCAGCGCGGCTGCAAAGCGCGCCCTTGGGCGTCAATGCGGCCACGCTAATCACGGACATGATCGGTGGTGCCGATGCTGAAACCAAACAGGCGTATCTGGGCCGGGTGCTGGAGCGTCTGCGCCTGCCGCCAGCGGGTGGCAATCGGCATGACTTCGAGGTGTGGACACGCCAGGTGCCCGGTGTCAGTTATGTGCAGGTGTACCCGCTGCGGCGCGGCTTGGGCCGGGTAGACGTGGCCATCCTGATCAACGGCGTACCCGCCACTGACGCCCAGCGCCGCACCATTTGGGCGTATCTGGATGCCCGTGCACCCGCTGGTGGCGAGTTGCTGGTAGCGACCTATCAATTAATGCCAGTGGATGTCACCGCCCGCTTAACCCTCGCCAGCGGTACCGACGCAGCCACGGTCACTGCGGCAGCGCAGGCCGGACTGGCCAGCTATTTTGCCACCCTGAAGCCGGGTGACACGGTGCTGCGCAGTCGCCTGTTGTTGATTCTGTCCGACATCGCCGGGGTCATTGATGTCGATTTGCCCAGCCCGGCAGCGAGCGTGCCGATCTGGGTGGATGCGACACGTCTGCAACTGGCCACCTTGGGCACGGTGATCGTGATAACACAATGAGCCACGCCGATCTGCTCAAGCAGCTTCTGCCTGCTGCCTACGATTCAACGGGCGTGCACTTGTGTGCTGACATCGCGGCACATGGCAAGCGCTTGGATGATTTTCAGGCATTGGCCAGCACACTGGCCGCTGAACTCGACCCCCGCGCCACTACGATCTTGCTGCCGGATTGGGAGCGGGCGTATGGTTTGCCTGGCTTGTCTTTGATGGATGCGGTCACCATCGATCAGCGCCGTGCCGCGCTGGTGGCCCGCATCAACGAGACAGGCGGGCTCTCCAAACCCTATTTCACGTCGATTCTGGTTGCTGCCGGGTACGAGGCGGTGATCGATCAGCCACGCGAGTTTCAGGCAGGCGTCGGGCGTGCCGGTGATCGCGTTTATGCACCGGGGGCGTGCGTTTGGTACTTCCGTGTGCGGCTGCGGCGTGGTGGCCTGGTGGTGGATGCCGCAAACAAGGATCGCGTGCGGCGGTGGCTGTTGCAGGTTAAACCCGCGTATTCATTTTATACGATTGAGGACTAAATGATTTTACCAAACACAGCGGATGGCCTGTTCCATGATGGCCAACCCTTCAACGGGCTCGATGGCACGCTGGTGTCGGCAGACTGGCTCAATGGCATCACGCAGGAGCTGGTTACGGTACTGGGCGCGGCTGGCATGGCTCCCAACGGGGCCAATAACCAGGTGCTGGCGGCGTTGCGTGTGTTGATGGCGGTGGCCACGACCCAAGCACGCGGTGATGCCAGTGTGAAGGTGGCGACCGATGCGTTTGTGCAAAGCGCGATTGCGGGCATCGCTGTCATAGCGCTGGCCGGGGCAGACGTGGTGCTGACGCAGGATCAATGGGGCAGCGGTATTTTGATCTTTACCGGGGTGCTGACGGCAAACGTCAACGTCATTGTGCCTGCGCAAGGGGATCGGTGGACAGTGTTCAACCGCACCACGGGCGCATTTGTTTTGTCCGTCAAAACCCAGCAAGGCGCGGGCGTGGTTGTGCGCGGTGGCGTCGCTTATGAGCTGATCTGCGACAGCAACGATGTGTTTTCCATATCCGGTGGTGGTAGCGGTGGCAAAGCTGTCCGGTTCTTTCTCTCCACATCTTAAAATTAAGGAGTCAACATGACTGTACTCACACAACAGACCCTCTCGGTGCCCAATGTCTGGACCAAGATATTTACGACGCCGCCGGATGGCACGATTGAAGTGCTTGGCATCCGCTACGTCAACAACGGGGCGGATCAGGTCACGCTGCAATTTGCCAGCACACCGACCAATGTTGCCCCGGCAAGCATTCTTTTTAACATCCAACCCCCTATCGTGTTGCCAGGCTTTGATGGTTCGGAGGAGACCAATATTGCCGTCATGCCGGGCGCATGTATTTGGATAATGGCCAACTCCAGCCTGATCAGTTGCTTTGTCTCGGGCGTTGGGGGTTGAGATGGCACACAACTCGCTCACTCAGAAAAACGCCATTGTTACCACCAACTTCAACGGTACGGCACTCGCGCCGGTAATTGTTGACAGCTACACTGCATTCGAGGCTATCCCTGTCAATGCGATGGTGGCATTGAGCACTGCGGATGGCATGCTACGCTGGGTGCTGCCACCGGATCGGATCGCAGATGGCGCGGCGCTTCGGCCAGCCTATGCCCCGTACCCTGTACTGGGCGGGCAAATGGCCCCGCCCAGCGTATTCAATTTGGCATCCGACCGGACGGTCTCTGGCTACTACAATAGCATGCAGATTAAAAGTGGCAATATACTGCAAACGTGGCTGACAGCCGACAGTCCGTGCATGGCAATCACCGGGCTGGACAATACCGTGGTGCTGCCACCCACCAAGGTCAATGGCGGCACAGTCATGATTGCGCGTGTTTGGACAACCGTGGCCAGTGGATTGTCAGTGATGGCAACCGTGTTTGGCGGACTGACACAATTACGCACCTATACCGACGCTGGCGTCATGGTCAGCCACACCGAACTGGCAGGGTTTCCGCTGGATATGGGCATACTTTCTGGCGGCAATCTGGCTGTGTGTGTCGGTGCGATAAGTGGCGGCGTTTCCATTGCGATTTATGATGTTGGCCTGAATACCGTACTGGCACCGACCCAAGTGGTCGCACCCGCAGCAGGCATTGCCAACGCTCCTGGTAACGCCACTTTTACACAAGTTATTCCACTAATAGGCGGCGGTTTCGGTCTGGCGGCAGCAACGTGCAATGGTATTGCCACCGATTCCATACCTCGGTTTCTGACCTTCAACTCGGCTGGCCTACAGCAAGGGGCAACTGTCCTGGGCAGGACTCAAACGGGCAGCAACTCAGCTGGTCGTTTTGCGGCCACGGCATTAGCCAACGGTGGCTGGGCGGTTTTTGAGACCAACTTTGGCAATCCATTGCAATTGCGCGGGTTTGCGGCAAATGGTAGCCAACCAACCGCAACGATCACGGTTGTACCAGGCACAGGTGGGCAAACGCTGGGTAATGCAACGCAATTGGCCAATGGCACCATCATTGTTGGCTGGGTGATTGGCAACACCCCTGCGCAGGTCTGGACAGCGTGCTATGCAGCGGACTTAAGCAATGGGTACACCACGCTTCAAAGCGGCGCTGGGGTTTTATTGTCGCCACCCGCCATTCTCCCCCTTGGGGGGGCTCAATTCGTTTTTTTTCCCGGCACAGGCAATACCATACGGTGGATGATTGAGGCAGGCGGCACATCCCCGTTCCAGGCTGACACGACCATTTTGTCGCCACAAAGCTACGTCAAACTGTTTTCGGTGGCGTACAGTCAAATTCCCAGCGGCTCCATTACGATTGGTGCTGCCACAGCCGGTGGCAGCATCGCCAGCGTTGCGACCTATTACCATGCGCGTGGGATACTGCTGCCGATTGGCGTGGCCACGGCCAGTGCAGCACAGGGTCAACCCGTCACAATTCAGACAACGGGCACCACAAAACTGGCCCGTGTATGGGCCGCACCACAAAACATCGATGCGCGGGCGCTGGGTGGCAATACGCTGTCGATCAGCGGGACAACCGTGACAATGCAGGGCGTGCAAGTGCGGGCCAAGGTTACTGGCTTATGGGGATCGCTCTCCGGTGTCGGTAATTTGCCAACATGGACAGCATCGGGGACTGCTCGCATCACAATCAATTGCTCGTGTCTGCCGGGCGTCGCAGGCGCTGTGTACAACGATGGCATGCCGTTCTATCGCGCATCCACAAACTATTCGCCCAACGACACCATCACGTTCACGATGGGGGTTGGTCAGCTACTTAAAATAAGCACAGACGGCGGTGCAGCAGCCATCGTTTCTATCGTGGAGGATTGACATGGCAATCGCCAATATTATAAACAGTCGTGTGGCCGGACTTATTAACACGGCTGATGGCAATGAGGCAGAGGGGCAACCCGACACCGTTTTCGTGCCGGTTCCACCAGGACTGCCTGTCGGCATCGGGTGGTATGCGGTGTTCATGCCACCATTGATTGATTGGGTATTCAGCCCACCGCCGCCTGTGGTGCCGAAAATTGATTTCATTTTGTCGTGGCCGGACGGCGCTGTCGATGCCATTCCCCAATCGGGCGACCCGAAGGTGCGCAGCAAATGGGCCTTGTTGGGTATGGTCGATAACGTTGACCTTGGCCTGCCGTTTGTAATCGAAGCCGCTGATATCGTTTTGGCGTGGTTGGTGTCGCAACAAATCATCGCTGATACGGATGTGCCAGCGGCACGGGCACGGATTTTGAAGACCACGTCGGGAGAGTTCAAATGACAAATTTTCCTGTGACTGTTTTATACACTGACGATGGCAAGCCGCTTGAGCTTCTACGCTGCTGGGTGCAAGAGAGCTCAATTCCTGTTGGCCCGACGCAAGCGGTAACGATTATCCCCGAAAACCCGGTCAGAATCGGTCTCTCGTTCATGGTAGTCGGACAGGGCAGCATTTGCGTCAAACCGATTGCGCGTGGTCAAGCGCTGCAACAATTTCCATTTGGGCAGGGCAAAATATACGATGCGGGCGGTGCGGGCAACCAAGGGTCTGGCGAGGATTTTGCTGGTCGCGCACCGTGCAACGGCTTCGCCGCAATCAGTAACGGCAATTTAACCGTGTACGTTTGGGAGTATTTCAATGGCTGATCGTGTCCCGAAAAAACCCCGCCCCGTAGTTGCACATACCGTCGTGACGTTTGGCGATTCGCGGCTTGAAAATCTGTTTCCACAGTCGGCATTGAACGCAACCATTCTGGCTGTCGGCACGACTGCGACGGTCACAATGGCGAAGCATGGGCTATCACGCATCGGCACCGAGGTGATTCTGTCGGGTTCGCCTGATTCGACGATGAATGGCGTGTTCCCGGTGTCAGCGGTTCTCTCTGGCACCCAGTTTACTGTCACGCTCGACGCGGTGCCCGTCAACCCAAACAATGGGCCACAAACGCAAGTGGGAGTGCCGACTGGTTGGACAAACTGTGGCATTTTGACGTGGCTGTGCCTGTATGCAAAATGGTTTCCCAACCTCGTTAGCAATCAAGCCGTTGGTGGCTATAACTCGGCTCAAATTGCTGCCAGTGCGCAAAAAGTAGCCGCGTTGGCCCCGGCGCTGGCGATATTTAACGGTGGCATCAACGATCCGATACCATGGTCAGCGGCTGACAGCGCAGCTAATTTGATCCAGGCAGCGCGGACAGTGCTGGCCGCAGGCTCGGTCGTGATGTACATTGCCGACACCACCATCTCGGCGGGGTATGGCAACCTCAACCTTGCAGCCAGTCAGAAAATCGTTGAGCGCAACGGCATCATGCAGGCGTTTTGCGAGACGACGCCGAACATGATTTATCTACCTGCCGCATCTTTCACTGTGGATGCAAACAACGCCAATGGCTATGGACAGCCAGTGATGATGGGTGATGGGCTGCACCAATCGCCCACGGGCGGGCAGTTGATCGGGCAAGGTGCAGCGCAGGCGCTCCGCAACGTCATCACGCCCAATGTCTGTTTGGCGCATAGCCCGATTGATTCAAAGCGCGTCAATGCGTCCAGTCGCAACGTGATCGGCAACCCGCTCATGTTGTTGGGCAGCGGAGGCAAGGCGCAGGCGAATTTCAGTGGTACAGTGCCTGCCGATTGGCAAGGCCAAGCAACCAATGCGACGGGCATCGGCTCATTGATCCCTCGTACACTGGCTGTACACAGCGATCAGTTGGGCAATTCGTTCAGGGCCGATTTCACACAAGGCATCAAGGTCAACGGTTCGCAATCTGTGCCGGACGGCCAGCCTGGCAGCGCGCTGATCGCATCGTATGTCACCCCAGCCGGGTATTTCGGCACGGGTGACCGATTGCGGCCCGAGCTGGAAATCAGTGTGTCGAACTTGGCCAACGTCACCAACATCAATGTGCAACTGGTTGTGATTGTCGGCGGACAGCAATATTCGACGATGTGGTGTTCCCCAGGCTTGGGGCCATACCCACAAAACGCCTTCAAAGGCCCGATTCGGGTACCTGAGCGTTATATTCCAGCAGGGGCCATTACAATGTGCGAGTTAAGTATCAACGTCAATTTTGGCGCATTCCTGGACGCATCACCCGGCACCGCGACGGTCGAAATTGCTCGCGCTGCTGTGTTCAAACTGCTTTAGATACAATAACGAGGGCGGCTCGATCCGCCCCACTTACCCGCCTGTTCGCAATTTTTTGACACGCTTGCGTGTTTTCAACAAATGAGTTCAGGAGATTCGATGCAAGATGTAAAATGTGGAAGCTGTAATAGAAAGCTGGCCGAAGTCAACTATGGCCAGCTCAGTATCAAGTGCCGTTGTGGCACAACAAACCACTTGAGGATCGAGAGTCCCAAACCAGAGCGCCATCGAGCGTCACAATCTGGAGATGTACATGGGTCAAATCAAACCGATCATCCCGTGGTTAGGCGGTAAACGTCGCCTTGCACGTAAAATATTGCCGTTGTTCCCCGAGCATGCTTGTTATGTTGAGCCGTTTGCGGGAGGCGGCGCACTGTTCTTTTACAAATCACCTACGAAAACCGAGGTGCTCAATGACATCAACGGGGATTTGATCAATCTCTATCGAGTCGTCAAAGAGCACCTGCCGGAATTTCTCCGCCAGTTTGACGGTGCGCTGGCCAGCCGTCAGATGTTCGACTGGCTGCGATCCACACCGCCGCACACGCTGACAGACATCCAGCGTGCGGCGCGCTTCTACTATCTACAAAAGCTTGCTTTTGGCGGAAAAATCGAGGCTCAAACCTTCGGCACCGCGACAACCACACCACCGCGTCTGAACCCGGATACATTGGGCAAGGACTTGTCAGCGGCTAATCAGCGGTTCTCAAGGACATTCGTCGAGTGTCTGCCATGGACTGATTGCATTCAGCGCTACGACCGACCCCACACGCTCTTCTATCTCGACCCGCCGTATTTCGGTACGGAAGGATACGGGGTTGAGTTCGGGCTTGAGCAATACGATGTGATGGCTGCATTGGCCAGGTCAATCGAGGGCAAGATGCTGATCAGCGTCAACGACATTCCCGAGATGCGTAAAGCGTTCGAGGGATTACCGATGGAGCGACTGGAGACCACATACACGGTCGGCGGAGGGGGAGACAAAACAGTTCGTGGTGAGCTGTTGATTCGCAACTTCAAATGATCAAGGGGGCTCACGCCCCCTTTTTTGCATTTGCTGTAATTCATTTTCGCACAGCGAAATAATGTACCATTGCATTTATCTCAGATTTTAGGCCGCAAATATCGCGGCGCGCTTCA